ATCGCAGTCCCAACACCGCGACAATCGAACCAGTGGACGAAAGTAGTAGCGGAGGGCATGGGAGTAGGGAACTCGTACACCCTGGACTTCTGTATACTACTGCCACAACACCAAAAGGGAGGCAGTGGCATGACTATTCGGGAGCTTTTGATCGAGCGGTACGCACCGCTCCACAACCTGTCGGCCAGGAGCGTGGTGCTCTTTGGGCATTCCATCGACCGGCTGCGGGACTTCCTGCAGCGAGAGCCACAGATTGCCGACTTTGACGATCTTGTGATCGCAAAGTTCCTGCGATGGCGGGCCGTCACGCCGCATCGCGGCAAGATTTGCTCGCCGGCCAGCGTGGCGAAGGACAAGGCCCACCTGTCGGCCCTGTGGAACTTCGCCGCACGGAAGCGGATCGCCGCCGAGTTCCCTGACCTGCCACGCCTAAAGGTGCCTACGAGGCCGCCACGGGGCTACACCGTCGCCGAGGTGTCTGCACTCGTCAGAGCCGCGAGAACGGCACACGGCTCAATCGGTGGCGTCCCAGCCCCATGGCTGTGGATGACGCTGGTCCAGTCTCTTTGGTACACGGGCGAGCGGATCGGAAGCCACCTGCGGCTGCGGTGGTCGGAAGTGGATCTCGACGCGTGCCGGATCACGTTCTTGGGCGAGACCCGCAAGGGCGGCATCGAGACGATCCAGCGGGCCATTCATCCCGACCTGGCCCAGCAGCTGCGTCGCTACCGCAGGGCGGATGCCGATCTCGTCTGGCCGTGGATCGAGCACCGCCGAGCCAATAGCCTGTTCCAGACGCTGCGGCTTCTGTGCAAGCGGGCAGGCGTCAAGGCCAGGGGCTTCCACGCCATTCGCAAGGCGTCGGGTTCCTACGTCAAGGCAGGGGGCGGCGATGCCACGGACCACCTGGGCCACGCCAACCCAAAGACCACGAAGGATCACTACCTGGACACAACCATCACCGGGCAGCAGTCGGCCCTGGACTACCTGCCGCCGCTGGATCTGAACGAGCCGCCGCAGGGCGGCGATAGGCCAGCGGCGTAGGTATCCCCGTTCTGGGATAAATGAACCGGGCACGGAGCGGAGGCAGCGCGGGGGAAAGGAGACCCTACGCCGCCTCAACGCTCCGGCCCGGCTCAATCTCCGCGAATGTGCGACAGGCACGGCAGCTCATCCCGCTGTGCGATCGTCACGGCTAGCTTGCCCTTTACCCGCGAGAGCTCCGCGAGCAGCCGCATGACGTGGGCCGCGAGTACGCCGCTCGTGCCCTGGTCCCAAGTGCCCTGGAACTTGCGGGCGTCGAACTCGCACTGCTGGAGGTAGGCGTCGGAGAGGGGCTCAGCCATCGCGTTCCTCTCGGTGCAGCAGAAGGGCGAGCAGCGAGTAGCTGGCAAGGTCGAAGAGGTTGTCCTCAAGCGACTCGTTCTCCAAGCGGCCGGTCACGCAGTACGACGCGAGCCGCGTCACTTTGTCGGAGAGCCGCACCATCGCACCCTTCCACGACGGGATGCCGACAAACTTCGCGCCGTTGCGGATGTTTGCCAGCGGATCTGTGCCGCTCGGGCATCCGTAATCGGAAGATTTCCTGCGGTGCATTTCTTTCAGAGCGTCGCACAGGTCGAAGAACGCCTGGCTGGTTGGGTGCACGTCGGTCTGCGTCAACCCGTCGCCACGCAACCTGTCCCAATCGGCATAGGTCTCGCTGTCGTGTTGCATTTCCTCTGCTTCTGCGACTTCCGGCAGAGGTTCCGTTACAGCCGGCGACACATAGCCCCGCATCTTGGGATCATCCTTTGGCGTGGCTTCCAGCCTGGTCTTCACTGCTGCCCGCATCGCGTCGTTGGCCGCTTCGAGTGTCGTGCTCATGGCATTCCTTTTTTCGGGAAAATGGAAAGCATGCGGCGTGCGTCAAGCGTCGTCGTTGTCATCACGCGGCGAGTCGTGAAACGACGCACGCAACTCCGTGCTGTCCGTGTTCCATCGCAGCAGCATCCACCAGCCGCCAAGCGGCCGAGCGCTCATGCCTTTCTCGACAGCCCAGCCATCGGTCAAGCACTCTTGCTTGTAGGCCGCTGAGCGGACGAGGTGCATCGGCCGAATACGTGGAATGCCGGTAGGCGATAACCGCTGCCGGCTCGCCTCAATGAGCGTCCGCTGGTGCACGTGCCCGGCGTGGATACAGTCGGCGTCAACGTCCACAAGGTATCGGCTGTAGTCGATCACACCTCGAGTGACAGGGCCGCCTCCGCCGTAGCCGTGGTGGTACCAAAGTCGATATAGAGCCGAGCTGGTTTTGCCGTTCTTGGCACGAAACAGAATCCACCCCGAGTAGCCAGAGTGCCGCACCTTAGAGCCACGCACCCGCAACTGCTCCACGAGCCTGGTGGTAAGGCACGTCTCCATGCGTTTCCGCACGGCCGTCTCGTGATTGCCTGGCGTGATGAGAGCCATCTGCTCGCGGTACGGCTCCAGCCACTCGGCACACTGCGTCACGATGTCGTCGTAGTAGTTGCCACGCTGAAACTCTGGCCGCACGTCCCACTTGCCGTTGCTGCGGGGATCGTACTTGCCACCCATGGCGTCGAAGTGGTCGCCGATACTCAAGACTGCGGCGTTGAGTTCTTTCGCCTTCTGTAGATCCGAGGCCAGCTTCTCGCGGTTGCACTTGGTCGAGTCCCAGTGCCAATCGCTGGAGAGCAAAACCCATAGGCGAGTCTGGAAGTCGATGCGAGTGACGCCGCCGTCAAGTGACGTGACGAGCCACGGATCGGAGGCGTTCTTCCGGCGAAACGTCCCGGCTGATCTAGCCATCCTGCACCTCCCTGTACCCCAGGCTCCACAACACGCGTGCAATATCCTTGCCCTGCTGCTCGACGTGCTCTTCGCTCTGCGTCGGGTTCAACGCGTGCAGCAGCTCGTGCACCAGCACCTCGAGCTTTTTTCGCCCACGCATGCGGGCGTCAAGGATGATTCGCGGGTTCTTCGCCTTCTGGCTGAACGTGTAGCCGTATGCTGCGCCCTTCAGCGTGGTGAACCGGATGAGCCACCGCTCGTCACCGTTCAGCGTGAAGACATGATCCTCGGGCACGGCGAGAGTCCTTTCACCGGCCACCCTAGCGGGGGCGTCAACTCGACACCGGCCCCCACTTCCCCACCGGGCAGGACTCGGCGGCCCACGAGAGCTTGCTGATGAACTGCCTCTCCCGCACGACCGGGCAGCCGCATTTCCGGCACGCCCGTCCGTCGAAGTGTTCACAGCCCTGGCAGATGGCGAAACGACGGGCGACCTCTTCCTCGCTGGCCTGCGGCATTCCGGCGGCTACGTGGCGAGCGGCCGAGACGGCGAGGTTGCGGGCCTTCTGGATGAGAGACAGTCCCGGCTTGGGGTGGCGTGGATACGCAGGGTGGTCAACGTCCACCACAATCAGGTCGCCGTGCTCGCGGACGATGCAGGGCCGCACCTCGTCGAGCGTGTAGCCACGCTGACGGCAGCGTTGTTCAAGGTGAGACAGTTGGCACTTAATCATGGGAGCGGGTTGCACTGCGATACTATACACCCAAGCTCGCCAACTGCTCCCGCAAACTTGGATCGAAACCAATAACCGTTTTGTAGGCAACCTTCAGGCAACTCATTTGTTTCGCAAACGGCTTCGCCTGCGGGACTCCATGACTTGAAAAGGTTAACGCCTTCAATTTGAAATGCTTCGCATTCGGCTTCCGTAAGGTCAGATCGGCACCAAACGCCGCCGCCTTCCGAAAACCAATCGTCGTTTTCAGTGGTTGGGCACTCAACGGTGTCTTCTGATCTATAAAAAGTGTCTTTGATGCAGTTGTCGTTAAGAGGATTTCCAGGAAACTCTTCTTCAAAACCTTCGGGGCATGGGTTGCCTGTGCCGACAAACTTAAACTCAGTGCAAACAGCAAGCGCATACAACTCGCAACAGCCAAGGCCCGCCCCGCAGCAGCACGCCTGCTCCGTGCCGACCTTGTCGTCACGCATCACAACCTTGCCGTCTTGGAACGTGATGAGCGTCATGCGGCGGTAGAGCAGGTGGTGATGTCGTACCAGCGGATGCTGACGCAGTCCGTGCTATCGCTGGCGGTCGTGCCGCTGTTGTGGCCAAGCAGCTGAATCTTGGTGCGGTCAAACCCAGGCAGGGCCGAGAAGTCAACGCCGGCGTAGTCCATCGAGCACGTAGTCGTGCACGCCTTTTCCTGGCTGATCGCGTACCAGCCCCAGCCGTTGTGGCCGAGAGCCACCCACCGCTGCGTGCACGCCGTCGTAGTCGAGAACGTCAGAAACTGGTTGTGGGCGACAACCGTGATGGCAGAAGCCAGAGGCTCGCCGTTGTAGACGGTCACAGTGGCCGTCGTTTCTTTGGCCCAGCCGTTGGTGCCTTCGTGCTTGGCCAGGAGCAGACGAACGCCGCGAGACATCGTGGCGTCACGCGAGCCGCTCAGATCCTGCCGGGGCTCGTCACGCTCGACGAGCCGAACGGCCCGCCCGATACGCTTGGCGTCGTTAAGAGAAAAGCCGAACGTGTCAGCCACGGCTTACTCCTGAAACACGACGTAGCGGATTTTCCCGGTGGTGCCGTAGCCCTTGGCTGCCAGCGTGATCGTCGGCACGAGCGGCAGGACAGCAGCAGCCCCACGGCCAAGCTTGCAGAACTCTTGGATGTTGGTGCCGTCATAGGAGCCGATGGCCACGTAGGCCGTCCCGCTGGTGGCGGTGCTCATGTTGCGGAACCCAGCGTAGCCAGCCGCAGAGACAGCCCCGATGGACAGCGTTGCCACGGCCGTGCTCACGTTCACTATCTGAGCGTGTACGCCCTGGGCCGCCTGGTCAAACTTCAGGCCCGACGCCGTGAAGGTCTCGTTATGGTTTCCGTTGGACACGGCAACCGAGAGCGACAATGTGACTTCATTCGCCATGGCTATCTCCTACAAAAGCCCGCAAGTGCGGAGCATGATGGTGTGGTCTTTTTCGTCGTACGGCTTGATGGTCAGCACGTCTGGGTCTTCGCCGACAGCTTTGGCAGAACCATCGGCATTGAGCGGCACGGGCTTGCTCACCGGATTGCCGCCCTTGTCCATGATGGCCCGACGTTCGCCGTTAACGATCTCGTGATACCCAACGTCGTAGTACCGAATCTTCCAATCATCCGGGCTGTACGTCCACTCGACAGACACGGACCACACCTGATTCTTCTGGTCAAAGTCGGCCCCGTAGCCAGTGACGCGGAGCGTGTACGGAAAAGCACCGAGGAACGCTGTCTGGTTGCACGTATTGAGGTAAGAGAACAGCTGCGGGAAATCAGGATCCGTCACGTTGGAGTTGGTGAACGTCAGCCGCAGCAGGGCCGTTTCTTCCTCGAGGCCGTCCACGGGATCGCCAGCCGAGTTCAGGGGCGGCTTGATCGGATCGTTTGGGTTCTCTTGATTCGACTCGCTCGCCGGCCGCCGCTCTTGCAGCGACTGCACAGAAATCTTGAGCCACGTCCGCTCTTCGTCAGTCTTGTCCGGTTCGTCGTTATCTACTTCCGGCTTGCTGTCGTACTGAATCGTCGCTTTGACACAAAACTCGTTTTCGCCGTCGTAGTATTCAAAGTCGCGGCCCGTCACATAGAACTGAATGCCACCGACGTTTTCGTTGTCGTTGACTTGCGGAATCTTGCGATTGAAGAACTCCGGCCATGTGCTCGCGTCATCCTTGATGGCACCAAAATCCGGCGCCGCATCGCAGATGATGAGCAGCTCCACAGAGCCGGCGTACTGTATGCTGCCCTTGTCGGACTTCGTTTCCTTGAACTGAAACGAACGCAACTGGCGGACGGTGCGAATTGCCATTGGTTACACCATCGCCACTTGGGCCTGGCCGAAGCCTGGGATCTCACGCACGGCAGCGGCCACGTCTTCGATGCCGTCAGCAGCCCGCTCAGTGTTGTCGGCCGTCTGCTTGGCAGCGTCAGCCCCACCAAGCCGAGGATCGCCGCCACGCGCGAGCATGTTGCGATAGGACTCTCCGCCGGACGAGCCGACCACCAGGGCGCTCAACTCGGAAGACGCAGCCTTGATGGCGGCACCGATGCTTTGGCCGGCAGACGTGGCGGCGGCAGCTGTAGCGCCAGCCGCTGTGGCCGCAGCCTCTTGCTGTGCAGCGGCCATTCTGGCGTCGAAGTTCTGTAGTGGATTTTCAAAGTTGCCGACGCCTTGCATGAAGGTGTTTTCGGCTTCAATAGCTAGGGCGTCACCAAATCGCTGTGTATCTTGTCCAAAGGACTCAATTGCCCTTCCAACCTCAGTCAGACCTGGAATAACTTGGCCAAGAAATTGCAGGAAGTTTCCGACCGCTTCAGAAAGTCCACCAAACACCACAGAGCCTGCGGAGCCTATGCCTAGCAACGCACCTGCAAACATCTGCAACGCACCGTATGCAACAGTCCATACGCCAACCATGACGCGGATAGTAGCAATCAGGCTATCCGCCATTACTTGAGCAAATGAAAAACGCTCGCCGGTTTTCTGAGCAAATGCCAGCAGGATTTCGGAGACTGCCGTAATCGCAGGAGCCAACCCGGCCAAGAACTGATTGACGAAGCCCTGCATGGGCAAGGCCAGCCTGCCAATCGCATCGCCCATGGCTTCGATGGCAGCAACCTGCGGGCCTGTCATCTTCACGCCCAGGTCGGTGAGCAGCCGATCCATCTCGCGGAAAGCCTGCCCGCCTTGCCGCAGGAAGTTGAGCATCCCCTGGCCGCTGCGGCCGAAGATGTCGATCGCCGCTGCTGCCTGCATGTGCGGCGGCAGGGCTGCAATGCGGTCGGCAATCAACGCCAACTGCTCGGTCGTGCTGAGCCCAGCCAGATCGTCCATCGTCAGGCCGAGTTGAGCGAATGCCTTGGCCGCAGCCGGCGTGCCTTGGGCCAACTCGCCGACCATTCGAGCGGTACGACGCAGGCCGGTGGTGAGCAGCTGCTGGCTCACGCCCGACTCGGCAGCCACCTGCTGCATCACCTGCAATTCACCAGCCGCCACGCCCAACTCTTGCGAGAGATTGTGCAGGGCTTCCGCAGATCGCGTCGCTGAAGTCAGGGCGGCAACCGCTCCAGCCAGAGTGGCGAACCCGCCCACCACCGGCATCAGCATCGGCATCATGCCGCCAAGAGCACCACCCAATGAGGACAGCCCGCCGACGCTCTTCTGAAATCCCTTGAGCTGCCGCCCGGCCTTGGACAACCCAGCAGTGAGCCCGCCCGTGCTGGCGGTGATGCTGACGTTTACGCGGCCAAAGTTGTTTGCCATGGTTTCATCGCGGGATCGCGTTTAGCGTGGCGAGGATCTGATCTGGTGTCTGTGCCCGCTTCGGAACCGGCAGGAACTCCTCTGGCTTCTTGATGGGCTGCCGCTTACCTCGGTTTGCGTTGTATCTCTGAGCAATCGCCACGGCGTCTCTGAGCCACTCGTCGCCCCACGGCTCGAGCAGGTAGTAGCCCATCCAGCCGTACAACTGATCGACGCTCATCTCGTCGGCCAGCCGCTCTACGTCCCAGATGCCGAGCTTCAAGGCCAGCCGGTACAGGAACGCGAGCACCGGCTGCCGTTCTATTTTCCCGCCGCCTCCTCCACTGCGTTGCCGCCGATGCCGTTCAGTTTGAATCCCGCATCGACGATGGCCTGCACGATGTCCGTGTCGAGCTCGCCAATCCACTCGGCGTCGGCATCCTCGAACATCCGCGTGCCGTCTTCGTTCACCACCACCATGGCGACGAATCGTGCCCGCACGTTGTCCAGGTTGACGCCGCCAACCTTGCCGCCGGTCACGATCTGCTCGAAGCGGTCGCGGTCTTTGGCAGAGAACTTGGCGACGTAGATGGTGCCGCCAAGTTCTGGAACGTCTAACGCCACGCGGGGCCGAACGCCACGCTTGGCTTTGATCTGCTCACGAGTAAGAGCCACAGTCCGCGCCTCCTGTCAGTACTAGCTCGGCAGCGTGCCGCTGAGCTTGATGGTGAGCGTGCCGCTCATCATGTCTTCCATCTGGGCACCAGCCTCAAAGCCGGTGGCGTAGCCGAAGGCACTCCAGAGCGACGTGGCAGTGCCGCCATTGGCCCAGACCACGTTCACAACCTGATTGGTCGCGACGTTCGTAAGGTCCGAAGTCGGCTTGATTGACGGATCAAAGAGCACCTCAACCGACAGCTCGCCGGGATCGTAGATGGAACTCGCCACGAACTCCTTGGCGGACGATGCCATGTGCGTCGCATCGGCAACGGCACGCGAAACGCCGCCGTGATTGACGCCGGTGATCTTGTAGCCGGTCGCCGTAGCCAACGCCGTCCCAAACTGCACGTACGTGCCCTGACCAATATCGACTGCCATGGCTTTCTCAAGCCTCCGTGAAGGTGATCTCTACTGACAAATCCGTGCGGTAGATGGGGAGTTGCTCCCCGTTGTTTGGCGGCTCCTGCGTATCGTCGTCGCTCTTGACGACGGCCAGCCGGATGCTGCCTGTTACCTTGAATTGTAGGGCGAGGCGAATGGCTCGGGCGAGGTTTCGCACGCCCACGAGCGAGTCACCAATCGCCGAAATCGTGAACGTCACACGCGTGACACCCGTCATGCCCTGCATGTGCATGAACGGCCCTCGGCCGGTGTTCTCACGCTGGTACACGATGCACGGCAGGGCAGCCCCCTGCGGAGCCTGGACTGCGTAGATACGCCCGCCAATCTGCATGGCAATGTCGGCGTCAGCCGTCAGCAGCTGCACGAGCGATTCGTCGATATGAGTGGTCGTTGGCATTACTTCTTGCCGTACATCTTGCGAATGGCTTGCCGCTCGGCCTCGGAAATCGCCTTGCCGAGAGCCCCGTCAAGCTTGCCGATAAGCCGTTGCTTGATCTGCGGCAGGTTGGCGTCGGCCCATCGCTTAAACTTGTCGCTCGCTGGCATGCCTTTGACCTGGCCGAAGAAGATCATGCCGCCTTCGTTGCCACCGATACGGGCCACCTTGCCACGCAGATACGGGTACTTGGCCGCGTTCGCCATCGGCACCTTGAGCACGTAGTCCTTGGGCTGCCGGTACTTCGTGCCGTTCTCCACCCACCAGGCGTGGAATCCCTTTTCCGAATTGTTCCCGCCACGCTTGGAGCGGTAGCCCAGGATGCCGACGGCCGTGGCGTTTCGCTTCTTCTTCTCAACCTTAACGCCGACACTGCGTCGGAGGTTGCCGGTCGGGCCTCGAGGCGTCAGTGCCTTGATTTCTGGAATCTCGTCTTTCGCAGCCTCGCGGACGGCGGCCCCGAGGTACTTCTTCTGGATGCTGCTGGGCAGGATGGCGAATCCCTTCAGGATCTCTTCGACGCCTTCCACAGTCATGTCGGTACGCATCAGTCCACGACCTCCGACACCAGGAGCTCGTGTTCCTCGCGGCGTCCACGCTCAACGGCCGACATGATTTCAAACGTGCGGCCCTCGGCCACCACCCGCATTTTCGGCTTGAGCCCGCTGGTGTACCGCATGCGGATGCGATGCGTGACCACGCCTTCGTTGGCCATGGCACTGACGGCTTCATTGCCAGACAGCGGCAGCAGTGCTATCCACCGCTGTGCAAATGCGGACCACGTCAGTTCCGGCTCGCCGATGCTGTTGGTGCTCTCCGTAGGAGTCTGCACCTCGGCCAGCTTGTCCATGAGTCCAGAGCGGAGCATGGCCTACGCTCCGTAGATGACGAGCGTGTACGAGGCCGTGCCCGAGTAGGCAGAGACATTGAACCCGGCCGTGCCACCGGATCGAGAGTCGCAGATCGCCACGCGGCTGCCACCGGAAATAGCCACACCGGCCCCGGTTGCCTCGCTGCACACGGCAGCCGAGGAAGCAGCGAACGCGAACCGGCTCACGCTGGCAAACGATACGGCCGATCCGCTGGAGTCCTTGTAGACACTGGGAGCCACGGCGATTGCCACCGCTGCCGTGCCGCACGTACCAGAGAGCACGGCGACCTTGCCGCTGCTGTAGGCGTCGGTGCTGGTCAGTGCCAGCCGCTTGAGCGACTGCACGCCGGTGCCGGCGGCCGAGTCCGAAAACGCCACGTCGATGGCAATGCGACCTTCAAGGCTCATGCGTACTGCTTCCAGCGTAGTGGCGAGAGCAGAGCCGACACGGCAAACTCAAGCTCTTTCGAGATGCTGCCAATAAGCACAGACTCGCGGTTGGCATACCAGTGCCCCACAAGCATCTTGATGGCGTGCACGGCCGGCTTCGGCACGTTGGCGGCCCCGCCGTATCCGGCGAGGTAGGTGATCTGCACGGCCTTGTCATCCAGCCGCACGTTGGGCCAGTCCTCGAGGTACAGCGGGTAGGCCAAGGCAGGAACGTGGTCGCGGTCTACGCGGAACTGCTGCGTTCCAGACTGCGACCACGTGAGGGTCTGTGTGGTGCCGGCTGAATCCACATACGAGATAGTCACCGTGGCGCTCGTGGCAGTCGCGTTCAACCGCACCGGCGGGCGCGGGAGCTCGATGCGGAGGCTCGGAAAGTCATCGAACGCCACGGTGTATTGCTTGTCCGCGAACGTGCGGTCGCAGTAGTCCTCGCACCACGTCGTCGCGGCATCGACCAGCCCGCCGATATACGTATCGTCATCGGTGAAATCGACGATCCGCAGGTGCTCCTTGGCCTCGGCCACGCTCACCGGGCGGTCACCCGTGCCGCTCACGGTGGCGACCACCAGGCTGCGGTAGCGGCTGCCCGTCTGCGGCAGTTCCCAGTTACGCACGCTTCGGCCTCCCACGCTTGGCCTTGGCCACCGGGGCGACGGCTCGCTCCAGTGCCGGCTCTGGGGCCGTGGCGAACTCAAACGCCGGAGCCTCGACGTGCCGCACGGCGTACCGCTGGAGCTCGAGCGTACGGGCCAGCCCGCCCGTCACGGGCACAATCTGCCCGGCCTTGTATCCAGCGTAGGACCGCAGGAAGCGGACCTGCACAAATGGGATCGTCGTGCTCATTTCCACACGTTCTCCGGTGGCCTGCCGCCTCGGTCCCAAAAATCGCCAGGGTGCTGCAGGCTCGCTCGCATGTTCTGGTCGGGCCACTTGATCCACACCTCGGCATGCCCCAGTGCTACGCGAGGGCACACGCCGATCTTGCATCCCGCCTTCTGGGCAGCGATCCAAAATGCGATGTCATCATCGACCCGCCCGTCTTCCCATCGGCCCGCCTCGTTGGGCTTGCCGATGAACCACGGGTGAGGCATCTTCTTCAACGCCTCTGCCTTCAGCATCGTCAATCCGAAGTGGGCTGTGTTGGCTTGGGTGACGTTGTGGTAGACGAAGTGATCCCGGCTCACCTCGGCAACGCGTTCTCCACCATCGGCCACCATCGTGAACAGCGGCTCGTCCGTCCGCCGCTTCATCTGCACGGCAGCGACAAAATCAAAACCGCTGGCCACGGCATAAGTGAGCAGACGCGGCACAGCGTCCTGCTCAAAGATGCTGTCGTAATCGAGCGTGCAGATCCACAGCGGAGGCGCCTTCGGATCGGTGTCGCTCTCGACGATGTCGGTGAGGACACGCTCCAGGCACTGCCCCCAAAACGCCCCTTCAAGGCGAATAGGGGAGATGCCGTACGGCACCAAGCCCCTGGCCCAGCAGAACATGTGATCCTGCCAGCCGAGCCGAGGCACTGACATAGCACAGTGCAATCGGATCGGCCCGCTGCCGGTCTGAATGATGGCAGGCTTTACGCCAGCCACCGCCGAAGTCGCCGCGCCCACGGCTCCTCCTTCGTTGGAGTTGTCGTTCTACCGTCTTCGATCAGCCGAGGACCACGCGATTGGTGACGTTCGCATCCGACGCCGAATCGACGCCCGCCTCGCCACGACCCAGCCGGGCCGCCACGACGATGTCGTTGTTCGTGCCGTTCGCCGTCGCATCCGCAGACGGCGTCACCGCCACCTGCAGATACCGCTTGAGAGCCTTGGTGGACACCTCGAACCGCGTCACGTTGACCGTGGCGGTATTGCCGACGCCGGCCAGCGAGTAGTCGGTGCCCTGGATCAGACCCGAGATCGTGCCGTAGCTGCCGTCCGTGTCGCTGTGCTTGATGGTCACGACGCTGGGGGCAGACGTGTTGGCGAGCGAGCGGTAGCACACGTCGATGCTGACCGAGTCGTAGCCGAGGCAGTCGATCGCCACGGTGTGCGTGCCAGCAGAGGCAACGCCCGCAACGCCGGGGCTGATCGAGATGACGGACTTTCCGTTGGCCGCGTGGTTCATTTCGCTGTTTCCTTGAGTCTTGAGTGTTGGTTCAGGTTCAGAGGATGAGAGCCACGACCGGGCCAGCCGTCGAAGCGTCGCCAACGTCCGAGGTCACAGCGTCGTAGGACACGGTGGCCTGGAAGTAGGTCTGGTCGAACTCGATGTAGCGGTCGGTGCTCGCCCGCACCGCCACGGCACGCCGCAGGGCGAAGTGGCTCGACCGCTTGAGGTCGCCGAACAACGCCACGCACTGACCGGCCGAGGCCGTCTTCCGCATGACGTTGTTGAGGAACACCGGCCACCC